CCAGCCAGCCAGCCAGCCAGCCAGCCAGCCAGCCAGCCAGCCAGCCAGCCAGCGCACGCTGCAAGGGGCCAAGCGTGCACGCAAATAGGTTATGGTAGGGCATAGCATAGGCCAGCATATTGCGTGCGCTTACGGTATGTTGTAGCCCGCGCTAGCCCCATGTTGCATAGTGCAACATATGTTACATAGTATGCATGTACTATAGCGGCATAGGTGGCACGACCTATGCTTATAGCAAGTACCATGCCAATGACAGGGGCATAGTACGTATGTACTGGCTCATGTTGTGAGCCCCTTACGACTGCTCAAGGATTAATCAAGAGGGTGACCCAACCTAGATTTAAAGCTGTCGGGTCCCATGCGGTAGCTCCTTCACTCCTAGGCTGTCGATACATTCTTATTAGCGAATTCTGACAAATGATTGTCCACAAGTAATCGTTAATTACTGCTTAATTTTTAAGCACTATCAAAACGAGTCATGAAAAATTTTACAAAAATAAATTTTTGAGTTACAATGAAATCTGGAAGTCGAATGACTTTAAGGATAGATAACATGGCAAGACCCAAAAGAAAACGTAACGAAGATGAAGACAAAGTCAATCCTTTTGAACTAGAGGATGACTTCGTTCCGAAAACACAGTCCACCCGAACCCCACGCTTCATTGTTGGGTCAGATAGAGAACGTGAGCTCGCGTTACTTGAACAAGATTACACATTGCCCGAATGGTCGAAACAGATCAGTGAGACTTTCATTCGTCAAGCGAACGTTAAAGGAAGTCCTGGATTTGACCCAGGTCATGCCCAAGCAACGCAAGTAGAACAAATGATTGCCCTCGGTGCGAGTACGACAGATGTCGCTGCCATTCTCCGCATTGAACCCAAGCTTCTAGAGAAGTATTATGCCTATGAGATTGAGACGGCTCAAGGACGGATCAATCAACGCGTCGCCAAGATTGCTTTGCAGAGCGCTCTGAGCGGTGATACCGATATGGTTAAGTTTTGGCTCAGCCGACGTGCCGGATGGAAGGAAGTCAAGGTCAACGAGGTCACAGGAGCGAACGGCGGGCCGATAGAATTCAAGGAGACGAAGCAACGATTCCTCGATGCCATTGAAGCTGAGATCACGGACATAGAGATAGAATGACTTTATTTGAACTCATATTTATAATCATGATTACTTCAATACCATGACTGAAGCGCCGAAGTCAACAGAATATCTAAGCGCAAGGGAGAAGTTTGATCTTCTCCCTGCTCAGAAGCGCGCAGATATGATTCGCGTCATGTCAGACGAAGATGCGAGTCGCCTACAGTTCTCATGGGAATTCAATGGCCGACCGAAGCAATTGGCTCCCGATCACGAAAAGTCAAAGTCGACATCTTATTGCATGTGCGCTTATCTCCAAGCGCAGAGTAAGACAATGTCAAAGCTCGCAATTGAGAACTTTCCTAATTGTCATGAACATGACAATGAACACATTGATATCCAACACGACGTTCCAGATGAAGATGGGTGGGAACTTGTTCCACATTTGAAACCTGAGGTGTGGATACGCAAATCCAAAGTTCAAGATAAGGTTTGCCAATTCCGTAGCGGTTGGCAGACATGGGTTCTATTGGCAGGTCGAGGATTTGGTAAGACACGTGTCGGTGCTGAATTAGCCCGAGAGATGGTTGAAACAAATCAAGCGAAGCGTATCGCCGTCATCAGCCCGACCGCCAGTGATGCACGAGACGTTGCTGTTGAGGGTCAATCGGGTCTAGTTCCAATTTGCCCTCCATGGAATAAACCACTCTACGAATCAACAAAACGTCGTGTAACTTGGCCGAACGGTGCGATAGCGACATTGTTCTCAGCCGAGGAACCTGAGCGTTTACGCGGACCTCAGTTTGATTTTGCATGGGTTGACGAGATCGCTGGTTACGACATCAACACGCAGCAGATGACATGGGATATGCTTCAGTTCTGTTTGCGCCTTGGATCAAACCCGCGATGCGTTGTGACAACGACGCCGAAACCCACTCCATTGATCCAGCAATTGGTGAAACTGGCACGACATCCGGTAAACAAGATCATTATCACTACAGGAAGCACTTACGAGAACAAGAACAATTTGGCCGCGCCATTTATGCGGCAGATCACACAATACGAAGGAACGAATTTAGGTCGACAAGAAATCCACGCGGAACTGATTGATATCGAGGAATCTGGTATCCTGAAAAGATCTTGGTTAAAGAAGTGGTCAGCAAATAAAGAAATGCCGTTCTTTGAATACGTCATACAATCCTATGACACGGCATTTACTGAGAAGACAGAAAACGATCCGACAGGTTGTGTTGTATTGGGTATATTCCGCCCCGATCAAGACTCGCCTCATTGCGCGATGATTCTAGATTGCTGGACAGAACATTTGAAATATCCAGAACTACGTAAGAAGGCGACGGATGATTACAAGAACACTTACGGCGATCAAGAAGCTCCAGTTGATATCCTATTGATCGAGGACAAGGGATCTGGAATCCCATTGATTCAAGACTTACAACGCGCAGGATTGCCAATAAGGAAATACAATCCTGGGAGACCAGATAAGTCAATGCGCCTCCACGCGATCAGCCATTTGGTTTACAATGGACGAGTCTATATCCCAGAATCGAAACAGGTTCCAGGGGAATTCGTAACATGGTCGGAAGACTTCTTACGCGAGGTTTGCAGCTTCCCAAACAGCGCTCACGACGAATACGTCGATTGTCTCAGCCAAGGTTTGAGTCTACTGCGCGACGGTGGTTGGATTTCCATTGACCCTGAGATTGAGAAACCTGAATACGAAGATGAGACTTGGGGCGAAGGGTACGAGAATCCTTATAGTGTGTGACATCAGTAGCTTGCCTACTGATGTATTCCAAGACTTGTAAACCTTGCTCGTTGGTTAGGTTTACAACCTCGCAAATATGGCCCATACTGCTGTAAACACTCAGCGGGTGAGCTATGGATGATTCATCGGGAAGAAGTAACTTACAAGATGTTGCTGACTATCTTGATAGCGTATTGAAATTTTTTCAAATTGACGAACGCGATAAGATAACAAACGAGCCGACTCAAAAGGTTCGTTTCAAAGAATTAGATAACCTGATGCAAGTGCATCGCAATGATCCTGAGATGTACGAACGTCTCAACAGGATCTATATGCACGGTTACTCAAACTTTCTTAACCCAAATCCAAACAGAAAACGGTGGATGTGATGCCAAAACCTACCTATCAAAAACTCCTTGGAAAAGGTAAAGTTCGCTACCCACATACCGTTGACGAGCTCATTGCTCTAGCGAAATACTATAATGATATGTTCGAATTGCCGGAGAACCTTGTTCCGGCAGCGATGATGAAGGAATCTGATTTTGACCACATGGCGAAGTCAAAGACAGGTCCGCTAGGTTTGATGCAAATGGGCAAGGCTTCACGATTTGAAACCGGCGTTTCAAATCCATTTGACGCTGAAGAAAGTCTAATGGGTGGTGCTGCGTACTATCGCCACCTAATGGATGATTTTAAAGCCAAACCGAAAAACATAAAGCATCTAAGCACGATGTACACCGAAGGTCCAGGTGCGGGTGGTGAGATGGTGCGTGGTAAACGTCCATATAATGAACAGGCGCTTAGTCATTACCAAAAGATCAAAGATGCTATCAAGAAAATCGGTTTATCAGATGACATAATTGAATCTTATCGCGAGCCGCAAGATGTTGCTCCGATCAAAGGTAATCCGATGGAGATCGTTATAAATCACGGTTTCGATGGTGACTATTCTGAAGGTGCGTTGGAAGACATTTTGAAAGGTTATGGTTTTGGAGAACCTGAAGGATTGAGCACTAAGAAGTACATGGAATTGCCAAAGAAGGCTCGTGATATTTTGGAACGTTTCAAACGACTCGATGTTGAACCATTGCGTTCTCTAGCGGAACTTCCTCCTGAATACGACCAGATGGAAGATCTAATGAATGCTGTTTCCAGCTTTGAAACTGTTCCAACTAGGTGGTGATATGAGCGATGTATTTGAATTTCTAAAAAAGCATCTTGAACCCGATACACTTCGCGCACCTGATCGTAATCCGCTAGTTGCACCACAGGCTGACCTAGCAAAGAAGGTCAAAGCGTTACTGAATCAGTACGAGACGAAGAAACTCGGTAAAATCGATTCCCCTTGGAATAAATATGGTGCGGGTCATTCTATCGGTGATCTGTTGTTTGGTCAATCACCCGAACTCCTTGACGACATGTCGTATGGATTGAATCCGTTGGCAAAGGGTCATACCGGACGTCTACCGATTCCTGACAAACGGATGCTCGATATGCCGGTTCCGACTCCATCGGCTGGAATGGCAGGTGTCATAAAGAAGGAAGGTCAGAACTGGTTGACAGGTTCGGTTGAGAATGCTTTGAAAGGATTTAAACTCAACACCGGAGCAGCAGACCTAGGTGACGATATCGCATCGTATGCTCCGATCAACTCTTGGATCGACAATCAACTCACCAAATACATCAAGAATCGCATGGCGACACCGAGCGACGAAGTGCGAAAGTTGGCTGATCAGGGGATTTTACATTACGAACCCGTTAGACAAGGGACATGGGACGTTTTAGATTCAACAAAGCAGGATCGTGTTAAAAACGGGTTCCCATTCGAAGGTCTTTCTAAAACAGAAATTGGATCCAGATGGGAAGATGTTTCTGATTTTACAGTAATGCCCCGTGAAGCTAGGCGTCTCAAGAATCCTAAAGTATTAGAAGAGAACCCTTGGTTATCTAATTTAGATCCTGAAACAATGGTTCACAGGTTGACGAACGGTAACGAATCAATAAACGATCTCGGTATCCCTCACCTCATCGACGAACTTCTTAACGCTACAAATCCTGAATCAAAATTCCCGCAACATCTTCGCATGAAACCCGATGGATTCAAAGGGTTGACAATGGAAGAAGCGGTGAAGAAGGTTCACGGTATCAATCAACATCGCGCATTGCAAGCTGAAGCTGCTCGTAAACGAATGTCAAGAGCCGAAGGTATTCCAACATCTAAACAATACGATGATGGTTTCCGTTTCGTAGCACCTGAAGATGTGACGAAGAATCCGAAACATCGTGAATACGTTGTCGACGCTGGAAAACGCGGCGCATGGTGTACGCAAGGGCGAGCGTGTGATCATTACGCTGGAGGAGATTCACGTGTAGAGATCCTACTTGATGATTTTGGTAATCCTCATGCTCAGATTGCGATAAAAACAGAACCTAAACTAACGAGTGCTTATGATTATTTGGAACGATACTATCCTGACCATTTGTATGAAGATTATGATTTCAAAGGTGATTGGGTCACTGATAAACATATAAAAGAAATTCTTAAAGACGACCCTCATTGGGTTAAATATCTACAAGAACCACCAACGCAGCGAATCACCGAAATCAAACCATTAGGTAATTCTTGGGACCATGAAAAGGTTCAAGAATTGATGGCGAAAGATCCAAATTACCAAAAGAAGATTCAGGAGAAACTCCAAGACTTCGTAAAATCTGGTAATTGGTCAGATGTAGGCGATTTGGATATGGCCGGTCTTTACAAGAAATCAGATCTAACACCAGAAGAACAACTGTTGGTTGATTCTGACTATTTGACATTGGATGAGATTTCAAAACTAAGGGTCGGTAAAGATTGGACTCCGTTAGATAATGCAGCGGATTGGTAAAACTCCACCTTGCACTAAGCTCAAACAACTGCTAAACTGGGGCAATATCCTAGGAATACTAAATGATCCACGTCAACGATCCTTCTTACCTTGAGCCTGAAGTGAGTCAAATTCCTACAGAAGAGGATTACCAACTCGACGAACCTGAGTTGGAAGATAACCCTGTTGAAGAATTGATTGAGCAGGAAGACGGTTCGGTCATTATACCTGATCTTGAAGATCAAGAAGCTCCTCAGCAATTTGACGGTAATTTAGCTGAAGAACTGAGCACTTCGTTCCTACAAGATTTGGCTGACGATCTTCTTGAGCAGATTGAGAATGATAAAGAAGCTCGTTCTAAACGTGACAAGCAGTATGAAGAAGGTCTTCGCCGTACTGGTTTAGGTGACGATGCTCCCGGCGGTGCTCAATTTAGCGGTGCTTCCAAGGTCGTACACCCTGTTTTGGCTGAGTCATGCGTTGACTTTGCCAGCCGCGCCATTAAAGAAGTCTTCCCGGCAGGTGGTCCTGTCAAAATGGAAACCGAAGGTCTTGTTGACCCTCAACAAGAGACCGTCATTCGCCAAACTTCGGCATGTTTGAACAACCAATTCACCAATCGTATCGCAGAATATCGTGGTGAGACTGAAAAACTGCTAACCCAACTCCCATTGGGTGGTTCGCAGTTCATGAAGTTGTATTGGAGCACGACTAAAGGTCGTATTTGTGCTGAATTCGTTTCTATAGACAACATATTCATTCCTTTCTTTGCTACCAACTTCTACGACGCTGAGCGCATGACTCATCGTCAATATGTTGATAAATATACGTATGAACAGCGTGTGAAATCAGGTGTTTACACTGACATAAATAGTCTTTCTATAAGTATTTCGCCCGATAGGTCTTCTTCATCAATTGCCAATGATAAAATCGAAGGTAAGGAATCTTCTGGTTTTAACGATGACGGTGTAAAAGTAATTTACGAAGTTTACACGTGGTTGGAGATCGATGACGATGACTTTTCAGAAGGTTCTAGAGCACCTTATATTGTTACGATTGACGATTACGACCAGTCTATCATATCTATTCGTAGAAACTGGGACCAAAACGATACGGCTTTTCAGAAACTTGATTGGATTGTGGAAGATGTCTTCATATATTGGATGGGGGCGTACGGAATTGGTCTTCCTCATCTTATTGGAGGTCTTTCTGCTGCTGCTACTGGTTCTCTTCGTGCCCTCCTTGATAGTGCTCATATTAATAACGCTCCGACTCTTCTAAAATTGAAGGGTTCGCGTTTGACAGGTCAGACGCAACAAGTACAAGTAACGCAGATTGCCGAGATTGAAGGGCCGACAGGTGTTGATGATATCCGTAAATATCTCATGCCGATGCCGTTCAATGCACCGAGCCCTGTTCTATTCCAACTCCTTGGTTGGTTGACAGATGCTGCGAAGGGTGTGGTTAGCACTGCTAGCGAAAAGATTGCCGATGCGACTGCGAATACTCCAGTAGGTACGGTTCAAGCGTTGATTGAACAAGGTGCTGTGATCTTCTCCAGCATCCATAGCCGTTTGCACTTCAGCCAAGCTAAGAAGTTCGAAATTGTTTTGCGCTTGTTGAAGACTTATGGTCAACAAGAACTACAAGAATACGGATTAGACCCTCAGACAGTTTCAATGAAGGGTGTGAAACCTGTAAGCGATCCGCGCATATTTAGCGAAGCGCAACGCTTTGCTCAAATGCAAGGCGTTTTACAGTTGGCCGCGAGCGATCCTTCTGTTCCGTATAACAAGTTGGAACTGCATCGTTCGATGTTACAGTTGATGAAAGTAACAAATGTAGATCGTTTGTTACCGATGCCGCAGCAACCTCAACCAACTGACCCCGCGCAAGAGATGGTTGCTTGGATAAAGAATCAACCTGTTGTAACTGACATCCAACAAGACCATATCAGCCACATCGTTGTCCATGTAAGCTATCTTAAGAATCCGATGTTTGGTATGAATCCGATCATGGTTCCTATTACCATGAAGGTGTTGGATCATCTTAAAGAACACCTGTGCCTGTATCAGTCTAAAAAGATGTTGGATGCGGCAATTCCGCAGCAACCGCCAGCAATGCCGCAGCAACCGCCGCAACCTAACCTACAGTTAATGGCGCAGATCTCTCAACAGTCAGTTGCTGAAGATACTGAAATTGCAAAAGAAATAATGCAAGTGATCGCACAAGCGACGTTGTTCGTTAAAGAGAACATGGATTGGATGAATCCTGATCCTACCATCATGTCT